TAAATCTTGCCTTAGGTGGCTTTGTAAGATAAGCTACCGCTAACTTACAAGCAACTTTAGGATCATTAGCTAACTCAGGATTATTGTAAACGTCTACTCCACAATATCCTCCGTATAATTTATAATTGTCCGTGCCTGTAATTTGAATTAAGCCACGTCCTCTGTATCTGTATCCATCACCAGTTTCAGGACCACCATTGCCCATTCTACTTCCATATACTACACTTCCTATTTCTACAGGCTTTCTATGTAACTGTTCAGACAATGCACGGCCGCCTGGTTTCTTAAACATTTTAAATGTACCTCTTAATCCTTGAGCACTATAATTTAAGTTTTCACTTTGAGGTTTAAACCTACTTTCTGCTTGTATCTGTGCTAGAGCCATACCTAATGCTTCTCCGGCTCCTCCAACTGATCCGCTTTTCAATGCTTCGTCAGGACTCAATCCTAAGCCTTTTATAAGTTCGCTTAAGAAAAATCTTTTTGACTCTAGTTGTGATATTGGTTCTGATGGTTGTGTTCCAACATCGCCGTCATCATTCCTTTTGAATACTTTATCTATATCTACCACTGCTGGATCTGTGTCACCTGCTCTGAATACACCCGAAGTACTGTTACGTTCAGGCATGTCTGATTCTTTCTCCAACGTTGGTGTCGCTCGTCTTAATGAAGGAGATGTTTGAATTATACCTTCTGTTTCACCAGGGGTATGTGCAGTTGGATTTAAATTTTCATGCTCTGACCAAGGTTCGTGTAACGGAACACGTCTCGGCGTATTTGCTTCTTTGGCTTCAACTGCTCTTGTGGCATCTGCTGTTACACGTAAATCTGCAATAGCAGTTCCGTCTTTATCTTTTACTTCATCACTTGCATCGTCAGTTACAGGCTCTGTAAAAGTATCACTAATACTGTCTGCTGTATCAGACGGACCTGCTACTGCACCTGAGCTGTTCATGTGTATTTGTGATGCAGTTTCTTTATGTTGAGCACCTGAAAGTATTTGTGTGTTTGCTCCAGCTTCTAGTTTGTTATCAGTAGCACTTTTAATTTGTGTATTTGCACCACTATATAATTTATTATCACCAGTAGTATGCAAATTAAATGCTCCTACAACAGTTTGTCTATAATCTCCAGCAACTTTATTGTGTAAGTTTGCATTAATCGCTAAATGTCCGTCTTGGCTTACCTGTAAATTGTAATCTCCAGATATAGTTGATCTTTGTGTGCCTGCAATTTGAATGTCTTCATCTCCGCCAATTGCTTTTTGTCTTTCTCCACTTACTCTAAGATCTTGATTGACTCCAATATTTTTCGTATCGTTATTTGCAATGATAACATCATTATTATTTCCTACATTAACTTTTTTATCTCTGCCAGTGGTTAAATTAAAATCTCTTCCTGCTAAAATATTGATGTCTCTGTCAGCTGTAATGTTCAAGTCTGTTTCAGTTCTAATGTTTATACTGTCATTTGCATAGATATCGATCTTACCATTTGAAGTTAATTCTATCCAAGCACTACCTGTTGAATTTCCTATGTATATCAAGTCTTCAGAATTATGCATCAATATCTGGTGACCAGTTCGTGTTCTAAGTCTTATCGAATCTCCGTATGGTAATGATTGATCTGCTTTTGATTTATTTTCAGGAAGTCTACCAAGATCATAATATACTGATCCGGTTGTACCTGGAAGACCTTGTCTAAATATTTCTCCATCTCCGTCATCCATTACAAAACTGGATCCACCTAGTCTACTTCTGTAATGATTTACTCTTTCATTCTTTGCACCATAATACCATTTAGGTGCGGAAGTTGATCTATCTAATGGTCCTGGAGTATTCATTCCAAATACAGTACTAGGAATATCTCTCCTTGCACTTGCATTAGATTGTCCTCTATTGATATCATCGATAAGTCCTTGTGTTGCTAATGAACGGGTATACAATGGATTGTGTGGTCTTGGTTGTTTATCAGGGTCTTGCATTCCTTGGGCTGTTTTTTTATTATATTCACCCACTGGAAGATTTCTATTTTTCAAATCATCAGATAAACCTTCTTGTATAATGTTATTTGCTTTACCAACAGGTTGGCCTTGCGGAACCATGTAGTTCATATATTCATCTTGAATACAACCTATCCAATACCCTTGATTAGATTGTCCTTCTGCAAACATAACTAAAACTTTTGTTCCTGGATCCGGAGGTACTGCCCAAAAACCGTAACTTTGTTGCGACTGTGAATACAAGTCGCGTCCGTCAGTATTTTCTTTTTGTGTTGAATTTCCTTCTACAGTATTAACTCCGTAAAAAGGCATACAATATCTAACTGTAAAAAGTTGTCCTTGTTCAAATCCTTTATCTGACCCAGAAACAACATTAGACAAAAGTTCAACTCTTAAGTCTCCACTTCTTCTAGGATCAAGATGGCTTACAACTCTAGCTACAAACGGGCCTGGCGGCATTGATGCTGGAGTATCTCCTGCTGTACGTCTTATCTCTGCCATTACGTTGGTCCTAATCCTGGACTATATGGATCTACGCCAAACTCAGCTTTTTCTTGTGTTGTAGCTTCTCGTACTCTAACATTGCCTGTGTAAGTTTTGTATTTTCCACGTCCAGCTATAGCATCTTTTTGATCTTTGATCTTCGCAGATCTTTCTGCAGATTCTACTCTGGCCGCATCTGCTGTTCCTTCAGCTTTCATTTTTGCAAGTTTCATCTCTCTACCATTTAAATCTGCATAATCGCCACCTGCTAAATTAACTTCATGTTCTGACAGTTTTCCGTCAGCGTTAAGATCAGCTTTTGCAAATGCTATATCATACTGATCACCGTTTTCCATTGCTTCTGCAACTGCTTTGTCATACTTTTCTCTATCTGCATATATAGGATGTTCGCTTACATGCGGAGTATGTTGATTTCTTCTTCTAATCATTTTAAGCTCTTGCCTAAATTCGTTTCCTGAAAATATACTGTCTACTGCCCAAACTTTATAAAGTCCACTAAAATCTTTTACTTCGATTGCCGCTCCATCCCATTTAGGACCTTCTACTCCTAAGTCTATTGGTGTTTTAAAATTTATAATAACGTCTACTTCTCCACTTTCATGATCAATAGCACCATTTTTCTTTATGTTCATGTACTTAGATCCTTCTGAATTAAAGTTTCCAACACCACTATCTGCCATATAATATGGATCACCCATTATAGTCATGTCACAAGTAAGTAAATCAACTGCACTATTCATTATTGCTTCATTAAATGATCTTGCTATTCTACGCTCCGGAGTTTCTTCAGTTGCGCCTGCTGTTTGAGATCCACTATTTTGTTTATCAAACTCAGCTGTTTGTCCTTGGTTTGCTGTAGGTTCAACAGGATTAATATCTTGTGTAACTTCTTTTTGAGCAGATCCTTTTTCAGATAATTTAGCAGATTCTGATTGGTTTTGTTTATCAATTGCTAATGAATTGTAAAATGCATTATTAAATTCTAAATTAAAATCTAGTATGTCTTTGTTTAATCCTGAATAAATGTAGTTGTAATGTTTAACTGCCTGCATTCTTAATTGGTCATATCCTGGCGGTGCGGCGTTTGGCATGTTAAACTTATCAATGTGAACTTTATAAGGTAATACTCTGTAAACGTATATTCTAGCTTTTCGTCCCATAGCCTTTTCTGTTTCTACTCCATCTAAAGTATAAACATGGGTATGAATTCTAAACCAATTTACCATACCAAGGTGATCTTTATATTTGTCAGGATTAGCTAGTTTATCTCCAAACGAACTTATTAATAATACTTCTTCTATTATTTTTGATATTTTTGTTCCTGCTCTAAAGTTTACAGTTCTTTCTTTTTTATTAATTACAGTACTATCTCTTTTTAAAATTCCAACTTCACCGTCATACGCAAACTGACTAACTCCAAAAGGCATGCCTCCTTTTGAAAATGCATAAGGTGGCGTAACTTTATGCCAAGCAATGTAATTCTTCTCACCTTGAACTCCTGTGTACTTTGCTTTAATACCTTCACTAAGATTTGAACGTTTAATACTCCATCCTCCTCTTCCTAATAAGAACTGTCGTTTTTGTTCTTCAATAGAACCGCTTTCGCCTGGGTGTTCTGCATTAAATCCTGTTCCACTAAGAGTTTCAGTATCACCAGATTTAAATGCTTCTTCAAGATCAAAAGATTTATACTGAATGTCACCAGTCATGCATGTGTTATCGTGTTTTGATACGCTATGTTCAAATGCCGAACTTGCTTCGTCTTTAGGAAATAAAATTATATACTCGTCTGTATCAGCCCATTTTCCTTTATCTTTTCTAGCGGCTTTAATTCTATTATTAAGCAAGTTGGTATTAATTCCTGTTGTTAAACTATTAATTCCCGACTGTAACATTTCTTCTACATCTCTTCCAGATATTGTTAAATCTGCTTTTATTGTTTGTGTAGCATCTGTTAGTGCTTGGTCGTTCCAAGCATTGGCTTGAATATCATATACTGAACCACTACTACCAGCATTAAAGTCCATTTTAAAAATCTTTAAAGGAAAATATCTACGCGGACCTCTTGCAATTTTGCCATTATCTAATTCTCCTATAGTCTCCATTATTAAAACCCAAGGAACTTGTAAATAATTTGCTTTTGCACCTTGAGCTTGAACTGCCGCCAATTGCATAGACTGTAAAAACTGACCCATACTGTATGGTTCGTGAACTTTCCAAGAAAATCCAAATGCGTTTGATCCTCTAGTTTTAGCATTAGGTGCAATTATTTTTTGAATGTTAACATCGTCTATAAAGTATGCTGTGTCAATGTCATACCTTTGTTCTGCATAAGTTCTTCTTTTACGGGCACTTGACGTTCCATCGGATCTAATTACAAGTTGATTCTTTTTAATTCCATTTTTCATATATGTTCTATCTGGAAAATTAGACTCGTTCGTGCTTAATGCTCCAAACGACCATATGTAATTAACTGATGCAAACTTTTCAAGTTCATTTTCTAACGGTAACTCACCTGATCCGAAACCTTGAATGTTACTTCTTTGATGAGGAACAAAAGTAAATTTTCCAACAGATTTAAATGGGTGTGTAGATGACTCTGTTGTTGCATTGCCTTCTTTAATATCAGTAGCCATTTTTATATTATTATTGTTACTAGAAACATTCCCTGGAATAGGAACTACCATATCACCACGGCCTTGTGAGGTTATAAAACTGTTCCACATTCTAGCGCCTTCTTGTTGTTCTTCAAGTGTTGGAGGTGGTTTTACATCCTCTCTTGGCATATAGCTAGATTTAGTAATATTAGTACCTTTGTGGTACTTACTTTCAGTTGGGTGGCCGTGTGCCAACTTATTCTCCCATTATCTCTTTAACTTTATCAGCTTGTGGTAGATAAATTTGTATTCCTGCTTTTAAGTCGTATATTGGATCTTCCATAACGTCCATATTTCTTTGAGCAAATATCCACCAAAGCCTGTCATTTTTATACATATCATATGCAAGAAGATCTGGTCTTTGATGGTACTGTGGCTCAACTGTATATAACGGATCATCACTATTTCCGGGCACTGGTCTGATTCTCAAAACATCAAGTGTTCCGTTTGGTAGAGTTGGTGTTTTTGCGTAAGGACTAGACATTAAATATATCCTCCTTTAATTCCATCTCCATTAACAAAGGCTTTATAGTTAAACTTTTCAACTTTGTTTCTACTGTAAACAGGTTGAGCTGTTACTGTAAATTGTGATTCTGACGGTGCCCATGTAACGTCTTGTTCTGCTCTTTGTTCGTCGGACGAAGGAGCATGGTCTGAATAGTCAATTTGAGGATTATATGATGTACCTGCGGCTGAAATACCAGTTGCTATGTAGTCAACTTCATTAGGCATGTCAACTGTAAAGTTTGTAATTATTACTGGAGTGTCTTTAAAAACAAAATCTCCGTAACCGTTTAATCTAACAATAGGTGGTGGAGCACCTGCACCATCAGATCCTAAACCGTAATTCATTTTAGTTACAGACCTCAAGTAATGTAAACAAGCTATCCAATATTGTGCTTCAATTGAGTTTTGATTATAAAATTGACCAGTTATAACTAGCTGATCCACTTGTGAATTCTGATAAGCAAAAAAAGGATAATTATTATGTATAGGCTGTATTTGATTATAATTTGCAGTATGACTAAGAATAATTGTTGGTGTATATGGAAATACCATTTTATAACCAGTATGCGTCAAAGGCTTTAACACTTTGGAATTAGTAAAAGACGGTTTATCCGGTAAACTAAGAGAAACTCGCCAATCCTTAGATTCGGCGTCAGCCATCCCCCACGCGGCATTTCCTGCACCTGCGTTAAATGTATCTAAAGAATTACCTGGTAATCCTTTACCCCGCATATTTGACATAAAATTGTCTGCAATGTCACCTGCTCCGGACCAAATATTTTGTCCAATATCTTTTGCACCTTCGATAGCACCTGTAAGAAACGAAGGTTTATTACCACTAGCGGGATTTTGCCCAGCGGCCGCTGTACCTGTTTTTTTAACTGGCCATGTGTCTGCCATTTGGTTATCTCCTTTGGTAAAATTACACAAGTATTTAGTTGACAAAATTATCAGAGTATATTATAATATGGCATGTAACTTGGAGAAAACATGAAAAGAGTAAATTATTTGAACAATAAGGACATATTAGCTGAAATAGCTAAGTCCAAGAACACATTTTGCAGTTATACCGATAACGAATATGCTGTATATGACATAATTTTACCATCAATAGACAAACTTAACATTAGAACTATTGCAGAAGCAAAAAGAAATAAGGCAAAAAGATTACAACAACAGGCATTTGAAAAAGCAAAGGCAGATGGTAAAAGAGTTAAACTTGCAGAATTTGAAGTAGACTATAGAAAGATAAAGAAAGATGAGCTCGTTTTTAGAATAATGACGTATGATCATATTCCAGAAGAACCGGGCCGTAAGAAAAACCCAAAAACAATAGCAGACACTAAAACTAAACTAAACTTTCCATCATTCCAACATTTTAAGTATGACGACTCACAAAAACTAGTATGTGTTGGTAAAAGTCATTGGGAAGGTGGTATGGAAAATGGTTATTTTAATAAAGGTCATGGACAAGCTACTAATAAACTTGCTATGATGTGGATGAAATTATGTGATAGGTATGCAACACGAGGAAACGTTCGTGGTTATACTTATAATGACGAAATGCGTGGACAAGCAATTCTTCAACTTTCACAAATTGGTTTACAATTTGACGAATCAAAGTCAAATAATCCATTTGCATATTACACGGCCGCAGTAACTAACTCGTTTGTAAGGGTTATTAACATTGAAAAAAGAAATCAAAACATAAGAGATGATATTTTAGAAATGAATAATATGAATCCTAGCTATACTCGACAAGCACAAGGCGAGTGGGAACGAGGTCAGGAACGACATGGAGTGTCTCCAGCAGTCACAACTCACAAAGGTACTAAAGCTACAGCTAATTCAGCCAAAAAGTAAGAAATGCTCTTGACTTTTTATATGAATGACTGTATATTAATAGAGGAAGGATTGCGAATTGTTTAAAAAAGCGGCAGTATTCACCGATATCCACCTTGGATTGAAGTCGAATAGTAGAATACATTTACAAGATTGTGAAGAATTTGTAGACTGGTTTATCGAGTCAGCTAAAAAGAATGGCTGTGAAACTGGTATATTCTGTGGTGACTGGCATCATAACAGGAATACTATTAACGTACAAACTCTTGATGCAACTACTCGATGCTTAGAGAAACTTGGAAAAGCATTTGACAAGTTTTATTTCTTTGCAGGTAATCATGACTTATACTACAAAGATAAGAGAGATGTATACTCTATTGAATTTGGTAAGCATATTCCGGGTATTACACTAGTTGATGAAATATACGAAGAAGATGACGTAGCATTAATTCCATGGTTAGTTGGAGATGAGTGGAAAAAGATTCCTAACATAAAAGCCAAGTATATGTTTGGGCACTTTGAACTTCCGCATTTCTATATGAACGCAATGGTACAAATGCCAGATACAGGCGAACTCAAAGCCGGCCATTTTAAAAATCAAGAATACGTGTTTAGTGGACACTTCCATAAACGACAAATACAAGGTAGTATACATTATCTTGGAAATGCGTTTCCTCACAATTACGCAGATGCGTGGGACGACAATAGAGGAATGATGATTCTTGATAAAGAAAATAATAAAGAACCTGAATATATTAATTGGGAAAACTGTCCTAAGTATAGAACTGTTAAGTTATCACAACTATTAGATGAAAAAGACAAATTATTAAAAAGTAAAATGTACCTAAGGGTAACATTAGACCTTCCTATATCATATGAAGAAGCAAGTTTTATTAAAGAAACATTTATTAACGAATATGAATGTAGAGAAATTACATTAATCCCAAGTCAACAAGACGAAGAAATACACACCGACATTGATATAACACAATTTGAAAGTGTAGACCAAATTGTTACAAAGGAGATTACTGCAATTGATACTGAAAACTATGACAAGCAATTACTGTTAAGGATATATGACGAGCTATGATTAAAATAAAAAACCTTACAGTTAAAAATTTTATGAGTGTAGGTAATCAAACTCAAGCAGTTGACTTTGATAAACAACAACTTACATTAGTTCTCGGAGAGAACCTTGATCAAGGTGGAGACGACACAGGATCACGTAACGGAACAGGTAAGACCACCATCATCAACGCACTAAGTTATGCGTTGTATGGTGTGGCACTAACAAATATTAAACGTAACAACCTTATTAATAAAACTAATAATAAAGGAATGTTAGTAACACTAACATTTGAAAAAGATAACGTAAGTTATAAGGTTGAACGAGGGAGAGGTCCTAACTTATTAAAGTTTTTTGTAAACGATCAAGAACAAGAACTAACTGACGAAAGTCAGGGAGACAGTCGTAAAACACAAGAAACTATTAATGAACTATTAGGAATGAGTCATAATATGTTTAAGCACATTCTTGCTTTAAACACATATACAGAACCATTCTTAAGTATGAAAATTAACGATCAAAAAGATATTATTGAGCAGTTATTAGGTATTACTATACTTTCAGAAAAAGCTGAACTACTAAAAGAAAAAATTAAAGAGACTAAAGATGCTATTACTGAAGAGAATGCAAAAATAAATGCAACACAACAAAGTAACGAGCGAATAAACGAAACTATTGACAGTTTGAAATTAAAGCAAAGTGCTTGGGTTTCATCTAATAAAGAAAATATTGTAAAATTAGAAAAGTCTATAGACGAGTTAGAACATTTAGACGTTGATGAAGAAATTGATAAACACGAAAAACTAAAAAATTGGGAAGAGCTAAACACAAAAATTAGTAACCTAAAAAAAGAAACATCTACTCTTGAGTCTGCTATAATGAGAGCAAACAAATCTGTAGATAAAGTTACAAAAGATATATCAGATCTTGATAATGCTCTTTGTTATGCTTGTGGTCAAGAGTTACATGAAGAAAAAGTAAAAGAAATTGAAGTAACAAAAAACAAAGAACTTGAAGATGCTACTACATATCAAAAAGAAATAAACGACAAGTTAGAAAGTGCAAATAAAGAACTTACAACTATTGGCGATATAAATGGAAGGCCAGAAACTTTTTACGAAACAATTAAAGAAGTTTACGACCATAAACAAAATGTTGCACAATTAAAAACTGCACTCGAAAATTCGTCTACTGAAAATGATCCTTATCAGGAACAGATAGATGATTTAAATAAAACCGGAATCCAAGAAATTGATTGGACAACAATCAATGCACTCACTGATCTTAAAGAACATCAAGAGTTCTTATTAAAACTTCTTACAAATAAAGATAGTTTCATACGTAAAAAGATTATTGATCAAAACTTGGCATACCTGAACAATAGGCTCACTCATTATCTTGACAAGTTAGGATTACCTCATCAAGTTGTCTTTAAAAATGACTTGAATGTTGAAATTACTCAACTTGGACAAGATCTTGATTTCGACAATCTTTCCAGAGGTGAGCGTAACAGGTTAATACTTGGTATGAGTTTTGCATTCAGAGATGTTTGGGAAAGTTTATATCAAAACATTAACTTGCTGTTCATTGATGAGCTTATTGATTCAGGTATGGATACTAGTGGTGTAGAAAATAGTTTAGCTGTTCTTAAAAAGATGGGTAGAGAGCGTCATAAGAACGTATACTTAATTTCACACAAAGACGAACTTGTAGGAAGAGTAACACACGTATTAAAAGTAGTAAAGGAAAACGGATTTACATCATATGAGAATGATGTAGAAATACACAATGAATGACGATACACATGATCTTTTAACTAAAGCATACATGGCTTACTTTAAAGCTAACGAAGCCTTTGAAGCAAGGAACTCTGTACGCACACATAGAAACAGTCGTAAGTGGCTTAGAGAAATTAGACGTCTGTCTAAAATACGCATGGACGAAATACACAACAAGCATAATTCCAAGAAAGAGCCACCAAGCGAGTAACCCACGGTAAGTATCCGTATGCAATGGACTTATCAAGGAAAAAAGATAGACGAATTACCACAAGATATAGAAGGATTTGTATATCTAATTACTAATAAAGTTAACCACCGTAAGTACATAGGCAAAAAACTAGCAAAGTTTAAAACTACTAAACCACCACTTAAAGGCAAGAAGAATAAAAGGCGTGGAACAAAAGAAAGCGATTGGCGTGATTATTGGGGTTCCTCAGATCACTTAAACGCAGACGTAAAACGCTTTGGCCCAGACAACTTCACTAGAGAGATATTATATCTGTGCAAAAGCAGAGGCATAATGAGCTACTTAGAGGCAAAGGAACAGTTTGACCGTAAAGTATTAGAAACCGATGATTATTATAACGGAATTATTAATGTACGGGTAGGCAGTTCAAAAATTCTTAAAGAACAACTTCAAAATTTAAAGGCAATATAAGGACAATGTTTGATCGGGGTAGCTCGATCCGCTTTGAGGACATGTAAGAGCATGTTCAGAATCTAGCGAGTCCACCAAGCTGTTGCTCTAAAAAACTCCATGCACTAGGAACGAAGCAGGAGGTAGCGAAGCGATCCGCAAAGCGGTAAAGCGGTTTTGCAGATTTTTTCGTGATGTCGACGTAGGTTGGGGAAGGTCAGAACCCATAGAGCAAGTTAAACACCTACTTCCGGTCTCGGCTGTGCGAACTCACATGAAGCTAGAGATGATGGGACCTCGCGTAAGGTTCCGTCTGACTGAACAATCTACATGAAACGTAAGTGCTTCGCACTTAATATTAGACATATAATATGTGTTTGAGCGAAAGCGATAACACGAATGAGCGTTTAGCTCATTCCACTAATGCAAATCTGGATCACGTCCAAAGCCAGGTTTAACTGCACTAATTTCATAATTCTCTATTGTATACGATTCATGTGGGTTTTGTTCACGCAAATGATGGAGTATTTGTTCACACTCTTGCATATCGTTGGCATCTGCTACTTCTTTGCCACTTGAGTCAACTATTCTATATCTAGTGATCATTGGTTATTATTTAATAAGTATTTGTAAGCTCAAAAGTATAAATATAATAGAACAGGAGTTAATGATGAAAGTTTATGACGTTTTAACAGAGGCAAAAAAGGTTGATGAAGGTCCAGTTCGCTTTTTAAAGCGTACTTTGGGTAAAAATACAGCCGCAGGGCAAGCCGCACAATTAGATGTACAGCTAGATAAAGAAGTAAGCAAACTATATAAAGAGTTTTATGCTGTAGCTAAACAAGACCCACAACTTAAAGGTATGACAGCTAAAGGACTAGCTAATTACATTGTAGGTAAAGGATTTGCAGGTAAACCGTCCGAGGTTATGCGTTTTATTAATCAAGACCCATCATTAGGTAGACAACTTGCTAAAGGTGCTAAAAAAGTAGCTAAAGGAGCAAAAGTAGCTGGTAAAGGAATTGCCAAAGGTGCTGGCGCAGTAGCTAGAGGTGCTAAAAAAGTAGGCGGAGCAATTAAAAAGAGAATGTCTGCGGAACCATCAACACTAACTCCACAAAATAAGCAAATGGAACTTCCATTAGCTCAATCAATGTACGGTGAAAGTATTAACCTTAATGAAGTTGATATGCCATTGTCTGGAGCACAAGTTAAGAAAGTGCTTAAAGGATTTGTTAGAAAAGGATTCAAAGGACAACTAGGCGGAAGACTAGCAAAAAGTGATTATGGTGATGCTGATCAAGTAGCACAGCAACAATCTGCGGCTAAGAATAAAAAAGTTGGAATTTCTCAAGCTAACATTGATTTAAGTAAACAAATAACACAATTACAAAAAGCAGGTTATAAAGTAATTGCACCTAAAAAACAAACAGCTTAAAAAAACGGCTGATTTGACTTCTTAGCAGTTTCTAAATTTTCTTTAATTATTCCTTGGATAACATCGATATCTTCGCGGTCAAGTTCATTAAAAGCTTCTGTTACAGAGAGACTTCCCCTCATGTACCAACACAATCTAAATAGTGAGTCTTTTAATTGCTTTACCTCTCCTTCGTAGACCTTAACCTCGCGTAGGATTTCATCGAGGCTCCATGTTAAGATCCTTAGCCGAAAAAATTTGATTGATCAAACTGGATCGGCATTTCATAAGTTGTCGGTGCTCCAGCCGCAAGTTCTTCTTCCGTTGCTTCAATTTTTAACGGTGCTTGGGTAAACAGATTTTTCTGCGAAGTTATATGATCCATAATTTGATTATAAACTTTTGCATCTGCATTTTCAAGAAACTCTCTTAAGTGAGCTCTGTGAGTTACAGCTTCTGTTTCTCCATCAGGTTGTATAGCAACAACACTTTCAATAACAATTCCCATGTTTATTTCAGTTAAGTTTTTAAAGCTCTTTTGAAACTTAGCTAACTTTTCTGTTGGGTTTGCATTATCGTCATTGATAATAGTAAAGATTCTTTGCTCTTCAAATGCTTTAACACTTTGTTGAGTTACTGTTTTATATGTTACTGGTTGTATCTGAACTTTAAATCCTTCGATTTGAAAAGTATCAGTGTATGTTGTTCCTGTGTATTTGTCAAGTAAGTTCTGTAAATTTATTTGAAATTCTCTTTCAATATCTGTATTAGGAACTTTACCTTTCATGTCTAACGCTTCGCCAAAGCTAGCCATTCTAATTGCTACTAAAATAGCATCAGTATCAATTGATGGCATTTGCCATGCGTCTTTAATACCAGGCATACAACTTTGAATCACATCAACAGTTGCTTGTCCATTAAGTAACGCATCTGGCGTTTTAAACGTAATTTCGTCTTTTGCTGTCATTGCATATACAGCAAACTCACCGGACTCAGGTATCTCTATAGATCCTTCTGGCCAATATTTTCCGCCACTAGGCAATTTGATGTAGATCTTTGGTTGTCTAAGGTGTTTCGCTAGGGGGTTACCTGCCGGCATATTCGGTTGTTGCCCTGCAGAACTAGGAATACCTTGAATTGTTTGACCCATTGTTGGGTTCGAGTTATCTACCATGTTTATTTCTCCTGCTAAATATAATGTATAGTATAATAGCATAGTATTTATGGTATTGATTAATATGGGTATATAATTCATGGCTGAAGTAAAAATAGACATTCCAGGCGTAGGTGAAGTAACAGCAGAAAATGCCGCATCTGAACGAACACTACAACAGATTGTAAAACTTCTTGGTGGCCCTAGTGGTGCATTAAACCAAGGCGGTGGTGCTGGCGGTGGTGCTTTAGGTAAGTCAACTGAAAAAGCGTCTAAAGGGCTTAAGAACGTTGGAGAAGCTTCAGAAGAAGCAACAGGTGCTATTGGGAAAATGGCCTCTGCGGCATCAAGTTTTGTTGGCGGAGCGTTTAATGCCCTTGTAGCAGGAGTTTCATCAGTA